CGCACTAGGCAATTTTAGATAAATTGCCGGCTGCCTGAAATGGTTGGCTAACGGGTTGTTTGCGATTGAATTACTCATACGATTTTAAACTCCATAAATATACTATGTATTACTCTATATTTATTTGGAACAATGGCCATGGCAATTAAAATCGACATACCCGGAATTGGAGAAGTTAGCATAGAAGGAGCTGCTCAAGAAGATACGATGCAGGCAATTCTTGCGGCAGTTAACAAGACTGACAAGACCAAAGCATCTGAAGAAAAGAAAAATAAAAAAGCCAATGAAGATCTTGCCAAATCATCAGCCAAAGTAAAAACTGGATTAGAAGAGCTCGAAGATGAACTTAGCGGAACTGAAAAAAATGCTAAAAAATTATCTAATAGCATGGAAGAAACAGGAGATAATATATCAAATGCAAGCAAGCAAACTGTAAAAAATCTAGGTAGCTTTGCGGCATCGCTGGCATTAACTGCCACTAGTGTTGCTGTGGGCTTTGCTAAAAACTTTAACGACAATGCCGCAAACCCAATTGCTGTTGGTGCCGCATTAATAAACACTAGTATTGATCTATTAGGTGCTGGCTTAAAAATTGGAGTTGAAGCAGTATCTGCGTTTGGTGGAGCATTACTTGGCGCAGTTCCTTTAATAGGCGGCGGCCTGCAACGCGGTGTTGATGGAATAGCATCAGTATCAAAACAAGTTATTGACTTTAGTACAACTGTGCTTAAAGCCGGTAATGAAATGATGGCTGCTGAATTCCAGATGACCACTAAAGTTATGGCGGATATGGCCAAAGCCGGTGCCGGCTTTGCAGGCGGCATGTCTGAAATGCGACAAATTGCAAATGAAAGCGGTATTGGTATTGAACAATTTGGTAAAGTTATTGCTAATAGCCGAGATTCTATTACAGGAATGGGATTAAGTGCTACTGAAGCAACACATAGATTAAGCAAGGGAATGGGTGCGCTAACTACCACCTTTGGCAAAAGCGGAAACAATTTGCGCAATGAAATGCTAGCATTGGGATTTAGTTACGAGCAACAGGGTGAAATGATGGCCCAATATGCTGCAAATGAACGTGCATCGGGTCGATTAAAACGTATGACGGATACCGAGTTAGCTCAGGGTACTGCTCAATATGCTAAAGATTTAAAAGTACTTGCAGATATTACCGGTAAAGATGCTAAAAAAGCAATGGACGATGCACGTTCGGCATCACTTGAAGCTGATATTATGGCTCAATTAAGCGATAAAGAAGCAGAAAAATTTCAAAAATCGTATGCTGCAATGCCGGATACGCTGAAAAAAGGATTCTTAGAATTTGTAGCAAGTGGTGGACAGGTTATTGCTGATTCGTCAACTAATATAGCAATGGTTCAAAATAGTAAAATTAAAGATATTTTTACTACTGGTTTTAGCGGAATAAAAGATGCAAGTAAAACTGCTCAGCAAGTACAAGATGAAACCTTAGTAGCTGCAAGATTAGCAGGTGAAGAACAAAAAAGAGTATCAAAAAATAATCCGGAAATGGCCTATGCTGGGCGTGTATTGGGTACGTATACTGATACAATTGCTAAACAAAATGAACTTATTAAACTAGGCATGATGTCTCCCGACGAAGTTAAGAAAAGTCGAGATGCAAATGAAAAAATGGCAGAAACCCAGGATCCGGTTACTCGAGGATTTGCAACCGCAACTGAAGCAGTTGTTAATTTTCAAAAGGAAATGGCTAACTTAGCTACAACGTTAATGCCGATGTATGCAACCGCAATCGGAGATGCTACAGAAAAAACTGCAAAAATAGTAACAGCTGCAATGCAACTTGCATCTGGCAAAATATCTATGAAGCAATTTGGCGATATGATGGGTATGCCCGGTGGTGATGGTAATACTGAAAATAATAAAATGTCACAAAAATTAAAAGCGGATCGTGAAAAGAAAGAAGATGCGCTAGCAGAATCACAAGCTAAATTGTCAGACGGACATGGTATAATGAGCAAACTTGCCGGAACAGACTTTTCTCAGTCTGATTTGCAAAAAGGCCCGGAAGTTGCTGCTGAAATTAAAGAACGTAAGGCCGCGTTAAAAGAAGCACGAGAAGCAGAAGCTAAATTATTATTAGCTAAACGAACGTATGCAGCTGGATTGGCAGAAGCAATGGACTCGTTGGCCGAACATGCAACAGCAGAAGATAAAGCTGCAGCAACATTAAAATATAATCAAAAATTTATTGACGATTCTGCTAAAGGTAACATGGTTACTAGTGCAGATATTTTAGGTGGAAGAACAAAGACAAATGCAAAAGGGATGTCTGATTATTTTGTATTGCCTACGTCGAGACCGGCAACAGGAGTTCCAACTACAGTTATGGGCCCGGGTAAAGCAAAAGGTGGGATATCAGTTGGACCTACGTCAGGGTATCATGAATTATTACACGGAACAGAAGCAGTTGTGCCACTGCCGGATAACAAATCGATACCAGTTAAACTAGATAGCAGTGCGTTAACTGCTACATTAAATGAGCACACTGGATTATTAAGTAGCATACTTGTAGCAATGAATAAAGGTAATAGCCTGTCGTCAGGAATTTTACAGAACGGCTATTAAGCTATAAATACACTATCGTAAAGAGAATATAACTATGTCATGGAAAAAGCACTTCCGAACTGCAAACACCGGCGGACAACTAAGTCCAATTAGTGGAATTAACAATTCAGCAGATCCGAGCTATCGTAACTATCAAAGCCAATTGCCCGAAGTGTATATTGGCCACCCAAATCGTACCGAGCGGTATAATCAGTATGAACAAATGGACATGGACAGTGAAGTTAATGCTGCTCTTGATATTATTGCAGAATTCTGTACACAACCAAATACAGAAAATGGCACAGGCTTTGATTTATTCTTTAAAGAAGATCCGACAGATAATGAAGTTAAACTACTTAAAGATCAGTTATTACAATGGGTTAATCTAAATCAATTAAACAAACGTCTATTTAAACTTGTACGTAATACATTAAAATACGGTGATCAAGTATTCTTACGTGATCCAGAAACATTTAAATTGTACTGGACAGAAATGGGCAGTGTAATCAAAGTTATTGTTAATGAAGCAGAAGGCAAAGAGCCAGAGCAATACGTAATTAAAAACCTTAATCTTAACTTTCAAAACTTAACTGCAACAGCATTAAGTTCAAGCGATACCTACACAAATCACCCTCAACAAGGTGGTAGCGGTGGTTCTGGTTCGTATGTACAACCTAATGTTCCGTACAGTGGCGGCTCACGCTTTAGTCATGCGCAAAACGAAGCAGTGTTAGATGCAGAACATGTAGTGCATATTAGTCTAACAGAAGGCTTAGATGTAAACTGGCCATTTGGTACTAGCATACTTGAAAGCATATTTAAAATCTTTAAACAAAAAGAACTGTTAGAAGATGCTATTATTATCTACCGTGTGCAACGTGCGCCAGAAAGACGTATATTTAAAATTGATGTTGGTAATATGCCAACACACATGGCCATGGCCTTTGTAGATCGTGTTAAAAATGAAGTACATCAACGTCGCATACCGACACAAACTGGTGGCGGACAAAACATGATGGATGCTACATATAATCCATTATCAACAAACGAAGACTTTTTCTTTCCGCAAACAGCAGAAGGACGTGGGTCAACTGTTGAAGCACTGCCAGGTGGTAGCAACCTAGGTGAAATTACAGATTTGCGTTTCTTTACTAATAAAATGTTTAGAGGATTGCGTATTCCAAGTAGTTACTTGCCCACAGGCAGCGATGACAGCTCATCGACATTTAACGATGGTAAATCTACCACAGCATTAATTCAAGAATGGCGCTTTAATCAATACTGTATGCGTTTACAAACTATGATAGTTGAAAAACTAGATAATGAGTTTAAAATGTTCATGCGCTGGAGAGGCATTAACATTGACGGACAGCTATTTGAACTACGTTTAAATGAACCACAAAATTTTGCCAAATATCGCCAAGCAGAAGTAGATGCGGCACGTATACAAGCATTTACGTCATTGGAGCAAACACCATATTTAAGTAAACGTTTCCTATTAGAACGTTACTTAGATCTAAGTGAAGAAGAAATGCAACGCAATGATGAATTATGGGCAGAAGAACGCAACGAAACTCCAGATACTGTTGATACTGATGCCGGATTACGTGCTATTGATGTTACTCCAGCGGGCATAGAAAGTGATATGAGTAACTTAGAAATGCCCGACTTAACTGCGGAACCAGCACCGGGTGTAGAACCAGGTGCATTACCTGCAACAGGCACCCAGCCAGCAGTACCGGCAAGCCCTACGCCACCACCGGGTTTATAATATTTTAGGTAAATAATATTATGAATCTACTTGAAATATTTAATTCTGAATTAGTGCAACAGCACCAAACTGAAGAGGAGGATAATACTCCTCTGAAATTGTCTGATCTGCGTAAAACTAAATTAACATTAACACAATTACATCGTTTGCGTATTATGAATGATGTACGTAGATTAGAAAAAGAACAAGACTTAGAACGAGTAAGATCGCAGTACAAGCCAGCCGAAGTCGCACCTCCGATGTAGTTATCAATCAAATTCAATCAAAAAACACGCATTTAACTTCAATTTTTCAATAAACCAGTAAATAATATTACAGAGATATTACGTAACGTAAATCTCACCTAGACAGAAACAATTTAAGGAGTTCTTTATGAACAAGTATGAACAGTTAATAGAACACATCATTAATGATGAAACTGATAAGGCTCGCGAATTATTCCACAACATCGTTGTTGAAAAATCACGTGACATTTATGAAAGCCTAATCGACGAAACAGATTTAGACGAAGTAGGCGGTAACAAAGTACAAGGATTTATCGATGAAGTTAATCTTGATGAACAAGGTATTAGCGAAGAAGAAGACGACGCTGGCGAATATGATGACATGGCTGGCGATGATGAAAGTTCAGATATGGACAATGATTTTGATGCTAGTGGTGATTTAGATTCACACGAAGAAGAGCATGGTGATGTTGAAGACCGTGTATTGGATTTAGAGTCTGCATTAGACGAACTTAAAGCTGAATTTGATGCTTTAATGGCTGGCGAAGAAGGCGAAGCAGAACACGCCGGCATGTTCGGTAGTAATGATATGGGCGGAGAAGAAAGTGCTCCTGCAGAATTCATGGAAGCTGAAGAATGTGATACAGAAGAAGATGAAGATGACGCAGAAGAAATGGAAGAATCTATTGTACGTGAGTATGTAGAAAAAGTAGCTGCTCCATCAAATACTGAAGGTGCTGATAACAAGCAATCTACAGTAGCTAAGAAAAATGACATGGGTGGTTCATCTGCTAACATCGTACGCGGTGGTACAGAGAACGGTGGTACAGTTAAAAAACCAGCAGTAAATAACATGGGTAATATTAATGTTCCTGGTGGTAAAGCTGGTAATGCATTTGCTAAGAAAGAAAAAGCACCTGCTGCACAAGCACCAACAAGTACAAATAGTCCAGTAGCAAAATAATTTAGGATACTACGATGGCTTCATACTTAAAAGAAAACTTAACCTTTGACAATGCTAGAATGGAAATTCTAACAGAAGATAGTCATGACGGTAAAGGTAAGAATCTTTATATGAAAGGCATATTCATTCAAGGTGGCGTAAAGAACCACAACGAACGAGTGTATCCAGTAAATGAAATTAGCAATGCCGTAACAAACATTAATGAACAAATCAAGGGTGGCTACAGCGTTTTAGGCGAAGTAGATCACCCAGATGATTTGAAAATTAATCTAGACCGTGTAAGTCACATGATTACAGATATGTGGATGGATGGTCCTAACGGCTTTGGTAAATTAAAGGTTCTCCCTACTCCAATGGGTAAGTTAGTAGAAACAATGTTGGAAAGTGGAGTTAAACTTGGTGTTAGTTCTAGAGGTAGCGGCAACGTTAGCGAAAGTAACGGTCAAGTGAGTGACTTTGAAATAGTCACAGTAGATGTAGTTGCGCAACCTAGTGCTCCTAATGCATACCCAACAGCGATTTACGAAGGACTGTTGAATATGCGTGGTGGACACAAGGTATTCGAAATGGCAAAAGAAGCCAGCGCAGATCAAAAGGTACAAAAATATTTAAAAGAGCAGGTTACTCGCTTGATTAAAGATTTAAAATTAAAATAGGAGATCAGTATGTTAACAGCTATCAAGCCATTGTTAGATAGTGGCATCATTAACGAAGATACTCAAGCAGCTATTACTGAAGCTTGGGAATCACAAATTAATGAGGCTCGTGAACAAGTTCGTGCAGAATTGCGCGAAGAATTCGCTGGCCGCTACGAACATGACAAACAAGTTATGGTTGAAGCTCTAGACAAAATGGTTACTGAAAGTCTTACTGCCGAACTTAATGAGTTCGCCAATGAGAAACAAGCTCTTGCAGAAGACCGCGTGAAATTTAAACGTCACATGGTTGAAAGCGCCAGCAAATTTAATAACTTTTTAGTTAATAAATTAGCTGAAGAAATCAAAGAATTACGCACAGATCGCAAAGTTCAAAACGAAGCAACTGCTAAGTTAGAAAAATTTGTTATCAAAGCGTTAGCTGAAGAAATCAAAGAGTTCGATCTTGACAAAAAAGCAGTCGTTGAAACTAAAGTTAAACTAGTAGCAGAAGCTAAACAAAAATTAGCTAAACTACAAGAAGCTTTTGTTGCACGTTCAGCTAAACTTGTTAAAGAATCAGTAGCACAAAATCTAGGCACAGAACTGACCCAATTAAAAGAAGACATCCAAGCTGCTCGTGAGAATATGTTTGGTCGTCGCTTATTCGAAGCATTTGCTAGCGAATTCTCAGTAACTCATTTAAATGAGAACAAAGAAATTGCTAAATTGCATCAAACTATTTCAGCTGTTAAAGCTGATTTAGCTGAAAGCAAAAAAGTAATTGCGGAAAAAGAAGCTCTAGTTGAGTCAAAAAACCGTGAAGTACGTGTAATTACAGAAAGTGTTAACCGTAAGGATACACTTAATGGATTACTAAAAACATTAAACAAAGAGAAAGCCGGCGTAATGGCCAGCCTACTCGAAGGTGTGCAAACAGCAAAATTGCAATCTGCATACGACAAGTATCTACCAGCAGTTTTAAACAACTCACAAGCACCAGTGAAGGCTGAAAAGTCTGTACTAGCTGAGAGTCGTGTAGAAGTAACTGGTGATAAATCTGCTAAAACAGTAAATTTAGAAACCAACAACAACGTTGTTGAACTAAAACGTTTAGCAGGGCTAAAGTAATACAAAAACTTATAAAAGGAAAATAAAGAAATGACAACCCAACTATTAGAAGGCCGTTGGAACGAAACTAAGGATGCCCTGTTAGAAGGTCTACAAGGTTCAAAACGTTCTACAATGTCCGTAATCTTAGAAAACACACGTAAACACTTAGTTGAAAACGCTTCAGCTGGTGCAACAGCAGTAGGTAATGTTGCTACACTAAATCGCGTTATTCTTCCAGTAATTCGTCGTGTAATGCCAACAGTTATCGCTAACGAAATCGTTGGCGTACAACCAATGACTGGTCCAGTTGCACAAATTCACACTCTACGTGTGCGTTATGCAGATTCACAAGCCGCTGGTTCAATCGGTGGTGATGCAGCAGTTGCTGGCGGTGAAGCACTTTCACCATTCAACATTGCTACAGCTTACTCAAGCAAAACGTCAACAGGTCTTGCAGCATCAACTAGTTCACTAGAAGGTGTTCCAGGTAACCGTATCAACGTTCAAATCTTGAAACAAGTTGTTGAAGCTAAAACACGTAAATTGTCTGCTCGTTGGACATTTGAAGCTGCGCAAGATGCACAATCTATGCACGGTTTAGATGTTGAAGCAGAAATTATGGCAGCTTTGGCTCAAGAAATTACTGTTGAAATTGACCAAGAAGTTTTAGGTTCATTAGCAGCTTTAGCTTCTACTGCAACTGACAACTACAACCAAGCTACTGTATCTG